ACATCAAAGTTGTTCTGCGAGGCGAAGATGACGACTGCATCGAGATTTACATGCCGTCGGCCAAGAAGTGTATCGAAGCTGTAAACCGTTTCCTTGCAGTTGAATTCGATTATCAGATTGATCCAGACGCTGACGAGGCAACGTCGCAGGTTATGGACGATGCGCTCCAATCTCTGTTCAAGCGGCAAGAGGTAGTACAGAAGTTCAACCAGATGAAGCGGTACATGCTCATCAAAGGTGATGCGCTGCTTCATATTCGGGCAATTCCGTGGGAGAAGGCTGGGCGGCGCTTGAGGGTTGATGAGCTGCGGCCTGAACACTACTTCCCAATTGAGGATTTTGCTACAGGTGAGTGCATAGGCTGCCACATCGTTGACGTTATCCGTAATCCGCGCAACAGTTCTCAGACCAAAGCCGCCAGCGACGAGTGGATTGTGCGCCGGCAGACGTATAAGCGCGCTTTTGATGACAGCGGAACACCAACGGGCAGAATAACTTCCGAGCTTTCGCTGTGGAAGGTTGGGATGTGGGATGATCGTGTGGCCACTCCTGACCTAGATCAAATCTCAGTGGTAACTCCTGAGTTTGAGCTTGACCCGTTGATCACAGAGATACCCGTTTACCATTGGGCGAACAGACCGCCACCCGGTAGCACTTTCGGCATGAGCGAATTGGCAGGCGTTGAGTCAATCATCAACGCTATCAACCAATCTGCCACAGATGAAGACCTTACGCTCATCACGCAAGGCTTGGGCGTGTACTGGACCGACGCATCACCGCCCATAGACGAGAACGGAAATGAGGTGGAGTGGGAAATTGGACCAGGCGCTGTTGTTCAGGTTGGGGTTGGCGCTAATTTCGGTAGGGTTTCTGGAGTCTCCACGCTTACGCCGTTCCACGAGCACATCTCCCTTCTGGACGAAAACATGCAACAGGCTCTCGGCGTGCCTGATGTTGCTATTGGTATGGTCGATGTTGCAGCTGTGGAATCTGGTATAGCGCTGACGCTTAAGTTTGGCCCGTTGATCGCGGCTAACACAGAGAAGATGCCGACTATCACCAAAGTCGCAGATGAGTTCCTAGACGACTTGCTGGATTGGCTACAGGTCTACGAGGGCATAGCACGCAATGGTGTTGATATACAATCAGTTTTCGGCGATCCTATGCCGAAGAACACCACCCAGATGCTGGCGGATTACCTATCCATCTGGGTTCAGGCTCCGAGCACACTCCCTGTCGAGTGGCTGTATGACCGACTCAACGAGCTATTTGGTTGGGACCTAAGCGATTCCGACTTCAACCAAGCTCTGGAAGATGCCAAGAAGATAGCCGAATCAGCTGCTCCACCAAACCCAATAGCTGATCAGATGAACCAGTTTGGCGATCAAGGTGGCCAGGTGCCACCAGATGCGTTCCAAAACAATGGGCAGACACTAGATTTCAGCACTATGTGACAGGAGGTACAATGGCCGCAAAAGGCAAGGCGCGCATGAAGCCTGGTGGCGGTGGGCGTTTCAAGAAGTTAACCAAAGGCGGCATGAGTCCTGCACTAGCTGCCTACGTTGGGCGCAAGAAGTACGGCGCCAAGAAGATGGCCAAGTTCAGCGCAACAGGCCGCAAGCGAGCAGCACGGGCCAGGAAGCGAGGATAGCATGGGGTTACGTCGTAAGGGCAGCGGTGGTCGCCACTATCCACCGGGTACAATCCCTGGCCAGCCAGCTGCCGGCCATCATCCGTTCGCATCAAAAGCTCAGCAGCGCTTGTTCTTTGCGAATCCAAAGCTGCGTCGTTGGGCTATAGGTAAAGCACACGCTACCGGCGAGCACCACGAGCTTGGGCCTGCTAGCAGCGCTGTGTACCGGGCGTTACCAGACCGTAAGGGCGCCAGTTTCCAAAGGGTGCCGTTACGTCCCAAGCACTAAGGACGCAAGATGGAGCTTCGTCTGAATCATGTTCACCCGCCCACTATTTCAGCACAAGCTCAAACCGCGTTGCGGCACATGGCAATTGCTGCGTACCCATACGAGACTTGCGGCTTGATCCACGAGCACGGCATTATCGTTGAGCATCCCAACACTTTTGCTGGCGATCACAGGCTTGGGTACGACATGGAGTTTGATCTTCACGACCCAACGATCAAGGCAATCTGGCACACGCACCCTGGTGGGCTTGAGGTGCCGTCGCGGGATGATCTGCCGTGTATCCGGTTGCTCGCTGAACGCGGCTTCAATTTCCATCACATCATCGTCACTCCCAAAGGTGTATACGAGTATGAGGCGAAGTTAGTTGACAGCGCCGTTACCGCAGCCTGATGATAGCGGAGCATCCATCTGGTTGCTCAAATACCTGACGGTACAACAACTTTACGACAAGAAGATCGTAAAGGTACTGCAGCAGGCCCAATTTGACGCAGGACAGGAGGCCGATAAGTGGCAAAGGACCAACATTGGTGACAGGACCAAGCGATACCAATTCAACCTGGTTAAAGACCAAATCCGCACGATCATACAATCAATGTTCAAAGACCTTGTCCCAATCATCGACCAGGGGCAGCAAGACGCAGCCGAAGCAGCTGCGAAGGCTGCTCTGGCTCAGGATGCGAAGGTGCTAGATGCGCTGTTCCCAGCCGCGAAGGATCGAAAGGCGTGGGAAGCCAGCTTCATTCAATCAGCACAGCACGGCATCCAGGCGATGATTACCCGGCTTACCAAGTCGAAGATAACCCTCAGCCAGCAGGTGTACCGTACCGGCTCCATGGAGGCTGGGCGGGTTGACCGGAAGATCAACAGCGCTCTCGCACGTGGTGCTAGCGCCAAGGAATTGGCCAAGCTGGTGCGAAATGATATCAACCCCAACGTAGCTGGGGGAGTCAGCTATGCAGCCATGAGGCTGGGTCGTAGCGAGATTAACAACGCTTTCCATGCAATGTCTATCGGCCAAGCTCAGGAGGATCCATGGGTTGAGGAAATGGAATGGCACCTTAGCAAGGTACACAAGCCTGATCCAGGTGACCTCTGTGAAACATACGCTGAGCAAAAGTATTTCCCGAAAGACGCTGTGCCGTCGAAGCCGCATCCACAATGTATGTGTTACCTGACACGCAAAGAGATGGCATGGGGTGACTTTACAGATGCACTTGAGTCCGGCCAGTTCGATGACTACTTTGAAAAGAAGTACGGTATGCCCGCCGCATAACTTCAGCGAAGCTATCCCGCTGCGAGGTACGCTCCACTTGATCTGTCTAATCCGTAAGGAGACCAAGATGTCCCAGAGCCCAGTTGAGGCCGAATACTTCGTGATCTGGGGTGGTGAAGGCGAACGTGACGGAGAAAACCAAGGCGGCCAAAACCAGGGAGAATCTGGTGATACTGGCAAACCTCCTGAAGGAGATGGTAATTCAGGGGATGGCGACGATGATGGTGCGAAGCGTCTCAAAGAGCTTGAAGACAAACTCGACTCCGAGAAGAAGCAACGCATTGCAGAGAAGAAGCGCGCTGATAAAGCGGAACAGAGCCTGCTGACCAAAAACCAAGAGGGACAAGAGGAAGCAGAGCGCACCGCAACCGAGCGCGATGACTACAAGGCCAAGTACGAGAAATTGCTTGAGTTCGTTGAGACTTCGTACATCGACACGGCCATCATGAAGAACAAGAAGTACGACTGGCACGACGTGGAAGCGGTTCGCAGCTTCCTGAACAAGGACAACATTCGGCTCGACATGGACACGGGTGAGATCGAAGGCCTGGACCTGGAGTTGAAGCGCATCGCCAGTGAAAAGAAGTACCTGTTGGTGCCGCACGAATCTGAAGGCGGCGCACCACCTTCCGCGCCTCCAGGGACTCCACCGTCAGGCAGTCATCCCGTTGGCGGATCAACACGTCAGCGCGAAACGGATCGTCAAAAGCTAGGCGCCAAGTACAAGTTGCCCGGTTTTGGTCCAGGCGCTCTCGCTAGTCAGCGGTAATCCCAGAAAGGAAAACAGCAAAGATGGCTCGTTACGATAAGTTTGACCCAATCGCTAACGGTTTCCGTGCCCACGTCGCAGCCGATTATTTGGATGCTGACCTGGGCAAAATTTTTGGCGTTGGCCTCGACACCACGGGCAAAGTGGTCAAAGGTGGCGGTAACTCTGGGGTTGTCGGCGTACTCGTCGTAACGTCCAAGCCAGGCGTTGTCGGCCCGCAGAAGCAGATTTCATCTGTGGATGTCATGCAGCAGGGCTGCGTTACCGACTTCGGCCCTTCTAGTGCCGGCTTGGTTCCGGGTACTGACTTCGGCGTGGCAGGAACTAAGTATTACGCCGATCCAGCCACCGGCATCGTCTCAACGACTGCCGCTGGTGGTGTATACGTTGGGACTACGGTTGAACCCGACCGTCTTCAAGTGAACGTCAACACAACCTAATCGCCTCAAAGCCAATGAGCTTCGCGCAAATTGAAAGGATGACCATGGCAGAGAAGTTCCGCATTTGGGGCGGTGCCGGTAACCGTTCCGGCTACATGACTGAGGGTGATATCCTCACTCATACCATCGATGGCGTTGACCTCAACCAACTTTGGGGTGAGTTCATTGACGCCAACACGATCTACAACGAGCACAAACAGGGCATGGTCGGATTGCTCACTTACCCAGTGGTTTCCGACATCGAACTGGTGCCACAGATCGGCGACTTCAACTTTGAAGAGGCGACTGAATTCGGCATCCCGCGCAAGGCGAACACCAACATCAGCTACTACCAGCTGGCTTACTCCTACAAGGACTGGGACCTTGGAGTTGGCTACACCTGGAAGTTCTTGCGGGATGCACCGGCTCAGCAAGTAGAAGCCATTCATACCAAGGCAATTCAGGCAGACCAGGCCTTGGTGTTCCGCAAGGTGATGGAAGCGCTGTTCGATCAGCGTAGCCGTACCACCATCATCAACGCCATGACGTACAACGTTTACCCGCTCGCCAACGCAGATGGTTGGGTGCCACCGCCCTATAAGGGTGTCACGTTCGACGGTACTCACAACCACTACCTCACTTCTGGTGCGGCAGGCATTGATTCAGACGACTTTGAAACCACTGTTGGTACCCTTACCGAACACGGTTATGGGTGGGACACTGGTACGCAAATCGTCTGCTTCGCCAACCGCTCTGAGGTAAACCAGATGCGTAAGTGGCGATTTGGGCAGGCCAACGCCAACGGCAAGACGGCCAACTACGACTTCGTGCCGGCTCTTGGCCAGCCCGCGTTGCTCGTGCCGAACGCCGAAGGTCTGTTGGGTGGCCAGGCTCCTGCCGTGTGGAACGGCTTGCGGGTCAGCGGTTCTTACATGGACGTCATCGTCATTGAAGAGCCATTGATGAATCCTGGTTACTGCATGTTCCTTTCAACTGGCGGCGCCAACGTTGACGAGAACATCGTTGGTATCCGCGAACATCCGTCACCGGAGTGGCGGGGTTTGAGGTTGCTGCCGGGTAACCAGCAGCGTTACCCGCTCGTTGACGGCTACTACATCCACGGTTTCGGCACTGGTATCCGGCGACGGACTGGTGCTGCTATCCTGCAGATCACAGCCAACGCGAGCTACGCGCCACCGGCTTCGTACACGGCTGACTCAACGCAAACCCGCTAGGAGTCAACATGAGTCGTGAAATCGACTTTGACAAGCCGCTGTCGGATGAGGATAAGCGGTGGCTCCACGAACGATCGCTTGACTACCACATTGAGGAGAATGAGCGAAAGTTTGGTCAGGCCAAGGTACATGCCGAAGGGCTGCCTGTGAAGGTTGAGATACCTGGTCTGGAAGTACCGGAGCCACCTGCGCAGCCTACTTTTGCGCCTGGGTGGGTGCCTGAGGTAACCCCAAGCGGCACAACGGAAGTGGCCGAAGAAGAAGTTGAAGAAGTTGCTCCTGAAGACCTCACCGTTGAGGAATTGAAGGTGGAGCTTCGTGAACGCAATTTGCCTACGGACGGCAACAAGGCAGAGCTAATCAAGCGGCTCAACAAGGCACTGAAGGACGAAGGTTGATCAGTGGCGCAAGTTGAGATGAGGCTTGATACGATTCAGCTACAGGCGAATGTAGCTGAGTTGACGCCTAAGATCAACAAAACGCTCACTCTCACAACCGACTTCGCTGCTGGCCGTGGTATGGATGTGATGAAGCGTAAAGCCCCATGGACGGATCGTACGGGCAACGCTCGCACGGGATTGGTTGCGGTAGCTGAACATTCGGGTGCTGCAACCATGACAGGTGGTGCAACTGGCTTCTCACAACACAAGATTACGATGGCTCACGGTGTTGACTACGGCATTTGGCTGGAGGTAGCCAATCTAGGCAAGTTCCAAATCATCATGCCTGTACTCGTTGCGACTGCGCAGGAATTGATGAAAGCCCTTCAGGACATGTTCAGCAAATTCGATGTGCCGCCTGAGCTTAAGGTTGACGTCGATATGCCGGGTGTGGTTCCGAAGGGTACGTCACAGGGAGCCACGCAATACGCAGGGCGCGAAGCTAGGGCTGGGAAACGCAACACTAAGCAGACCGCTAGGACGGCCAGAACGCAGACTACGAACACGACGCGGAGAACGCCATGAGCCGCGCAGCTGTTATGGATGCAATCCTTGCCGAACCTCGTTTGCAGGCACTAGGTTTCGACAGTAGCAACGTGCTCGCTAACTACGACGGCAATCAGCGGCCAAGCGATAAGATGTTCATGGTGTTGCGATGGGAAGCTCATGACATTGATGTACGACTAGGCCGCGGTCCGCACCACCTTGCCATCTGGACCCACATGTACCGTGACTTCTCAACGGACTACAACCATTTGGACAACGTGGTTGATATTCTCGATAGTGTCCTTGGCAGCATAGAAGACACTGCCGGCGCTGATGGCTATACGGTTACGCAGATTGACGCAGAAGGACGTTCGCGTGATCTCAAGGATGATGGCTACCAAACATTTTGCCGCTCAACCAGTTACCGCGTCATAAGCCATCTAACACCAACATAAGGAAAGGTTGCTACAATGGCTGAAGCAAAGCCCGCCACCGAAGTTGAACCGGGCACGAATATGCCGGTCAAGCCGCCTGGTGATGTTCGCAGGCGCGCACCGAAGGCGTTGCCGCAAGGTCCATTCGTCAAGTACGTTGGCGACGCATCGCATCGAATCATCAGGCCGCCCCAGTGGCGAGCGTTGGGCGTACAGACCAAAAAGGCTGACGCTACCCATGTTTGGAGTGTCGCCAACAACAAGATGATCCCTGTTGCTGAGTTCAGCGACGAGCAGTTGGATTACCTGTTGATTGACGACACCCAGCCACGCGGCGGCCACAGCTTCCTGGAAGTCGATTACGACAAGGACGGCAACCTCAGGCAGGTGACGAGCTAGTGTCGCAGCCGGCAATGCAACCAGACGCAATCGAATTGCGTTGCCCCGGCACGCTTCACGCAATACTGAAAGATGGCCTGATCGAAATCAAATGCAGGCATTGGAGATGCACCCAAGGCAAGGACGTCAGCGTGTTTCACCTGTACGATCCAGTGACCGGTGACCTAGTTAGAACCAACTATTACAAGGACCCAGTCAAGAGAGGATCAAAAACATGACAGGTCTTGCTGTTCCTGACGCACTACCGTATGGTATTCGTCAGATCGTATTGACGCCGTATCTGGATGCGCAAGGTACGCAGCTGGCCGACGTCAGTTACCCACTGCCCGTTGCGATGACGCTTGGCTTCTCTGAAACCGAGCAGTACGACGAGCTACGTGGTGATGACATCCTCGTGGCCGTCCACGGTCGTGGGCCGCAGGTGGACTGGAGCCTGGAGTCTGGTGGTCTCCCCATCACTCCGTGGTCAATCATCAGCGGCGCCATGGTGATTGAAGAGGGCACAGCGCCAAACCGTGTGACCCGACTCCGCAAGTCCGGCAACGACCTTCGCCCATACTTCCGCATTGATGGGCGGGTTATCTCCGACAGCGGTGGTAACATCGTCGCTCGCATCTATCGCTGCAAGGCAAACGGTCGCCTTCAGGCAGATCAACGCGGTGGCGCGTTCCAGACGAGTCGTATTGACGGCGTTGGACTTCCGATGCAGGGTGATGAAGGCCGCTGGCTGTACGAGATCATCCGCAATGAGTCGGACTTCCCGTTGTCAATGTCGCCTGAAGGCAACCCGATTCCCATTCCCATGAATTTGTCGCCGCAGGCTGTTACTGCTACGACTGTTGATTTGGCTTGGGACGCTGTCGGTGTCGCCGATAGCTATGAAATCAACCAGAGCATCGACAACGGTGTAACGTGGACGCTAGTCACCGTGCCAAACGGCGGTAGCCCAACGACCAACATGACGACAGTTACTGCCTTGACGACAGCTACGAACTACCAGTTTGCGGTTGCCGCTGTTGTTGGTTCTGTCACAGGCGAATTCAGCACTCCGATCAGCGTTTTGACGAAGTAGTACATCTCAATAACGGCACAACGAGTCCAAGGAGACCAATATGACCGACATTAGTGTGGGTAAAGCACAAGAGTACCAGCCCAGGCCCGAAGATGTGCGACCGCCTGATCTTTCAGGCAAGCCGGTGGCGCCTACGTTGCCAACGCCGCCTAGCTCTGAGCAGATCACGAAGCCTGTAAACCCATACGCGCCAACAGGTTGGCGCCGTAAGCAACGTGTTGAGTTCGATGTCACGTTGCCTAGCGGGCAGACGGCTCGCATGATGCGGTTTGAGCGAGATGACTTGCTACGCTTGGGTTTAATGGAGTATCTGGATACATTCACACCCATCTTGTTCGACAACACGATTGACGACAATCAGCGTGATGAGAAGATTCGTGAGACGCTGAAGGAACATCCCGAAGCGATCAACGACATGTTCGTCGCAATCGACAAAGTCGTGATGGCTGCTACCATCCGTCCCAGGGTCACAGATGACCCAGAGCAGACAAACTATGGGACAGAAGAGGATTGGGAGGACCCAGACTTCACAGCAACAGTTCATGTCGATGATATCGGTATGGCTGAGCGTATGTACTTGTTCGGCGCTGCCTTTGGGCGGTCGATGGACGAGTTAAAAAGTGTTTGGCAACAAACGGAAAGCTTGGGAGGCTTGGCAGATGAGCCAAGCCTACAGCCGACCGCCCAGTGATCTATATGGAGTAGCAGGTGCAGCATCAATTCTGTTTGATAGAGGGATATTTCGCTTTGGTCGCTATGTAGAAGGTATGATGGAACAGGCCTCTGAAGGTGCCCAAAATGAGGCATTTGCACGTTCCCACCGGCTCCGTGCCTTCGCTGAATGTATGGGCGACGATATGACGAAATCCACTGCAGGATATGCTGATCCATTCGTCAGTGGTGGTGGAGGCGTCATTAGGCGTGGCGAAGACAATCCAGACGATGGTGAAATTCTGGCTAGTGGGTACTGATGCCTGATTATGATCTTGGTCGTGCACATGGCGAAATCATCATCACCGCCGATACTCGCGGAGCGGATGAAGCTGCTGCTAGTATGGCAGCTGTCGATGCTGAAAGTAAAACTCTCAGCGGGCATCTCAGCGAAGTAACCGAAGCTCTCAACAAAACCGAACAGCAGCACGGTCGTGTAGGACAAGCTGCCTACAAACACAAGACCGCGATCCAAGACCTCAACAAGCAGTACAACCAATTTCACCAAGAGTATCAGCAAGCGGCTCAGCGTAGCACCAAGATTCATGAAGAGTGGACCAAAGCGTTCACAGACAAGAAGCCGCTCACTGAACTCATGGAGTTTAAGCGGAAATACGCCTTAGCACAGGAAGAAGAAAACAAGCTACACGAGCGCGCTGTTCAAAGCTATGCTCGTCTCAATCGTGCCGTCGAAGATGCGCGTGCTCATATCCGAAACTTCACACAGGATACTCAGACAGCTTCTCAGCACTTGAAGAACTTCGCCAATGACTTGGAGAAGATCAACGGTGTTGTCGAACGGGTTGCGCACACGCTGACTAACGTACTCGGTACGGCGCTCAAATCCCTTGCTATGGTTGGCGGAGTGGGTGCCGCTGGCGGGTTACTAGGTCTACTCGGCGGTGGCGGCATTCAGACCATAGCGGGCGTTACGGCGGCCATCGTACAGCTATCCGGCGCTATCGCCTTACTGCCGGCCGCAGCTGGTGCTGGTGGACTTGCTTTGGGTACGTTGGCCGTTGGCATGCATGGTATTATGGATGCTCTCAAGTCCATGGATGATCCTGCGAAGTTTGCTGTAGCGATACGCCAATTAGCTCCTGCCGCACAGCAAGTCATGATCACTCTCTCGCACTTCACTGATTCGTATCGCGGTGCTATGCGAGAAGTTCAGCAATCCTTGTTTGCCCCAATCGTTGACGATATTCGACCGCTCATTCAAACTTGGCTACCGCTGCTGATGCATGCCGGTCAGCAGATTGGCGCGGTATTCGGGCAAGCGATGCACCAAATACTACAGTTCATGACGACTAGCGGCACGCTACAAGCCATGAACACCTTTGTAACCAACATAACTTCGGCGATGCGAGGGCTGTTGCCCGCCATCCAGCCGGTTATGGAAGCGTTCAGGACGCTCGGAGTTGTTGGCTCCCAATTCCTTCCGCAGATCAGCGCTTCAATCGTCAAGATAGCCAATGAGTTTAATCAATGGATACAGGCCGCGGCGCAGTCCGGCAAGCTACAGCAATGGATACAGAGCGCCATTGATGGCTTTGGCCAACTTTTCAGTGCTATCAAGAACTTTGGCGAAGGCATAGCCAATATCTCCAGTATTGCCAGTCAGTTTGGCGGTGGCTTCTTACA